AGCCTTCAATTTCCGAGTTTTTGCAACAATAGGTAAAGACCTAAGTTCCAAATTGACTTCAGGAATTGAAAGTTGATCAACAGTAGCATTACCGATACGATCTTCAAAATCACCACGATTAGCAGCTGCAGTTTCTTGTACATATTTAACTGTATAAGAACCAGTACTAGCAGCAGTAGCAGACGATGATACAATCAAAGTCAGTGTATTACCACTTAATGATCTAAACTGTGGAAATTCTTTTACACCACTAAAAGAAATATCCCAAGCTCTAAGAGCTGCTTTATCAGGACGAGTTAAAGCAGAAATACTACCTGTTACTTTATAGAATTTATGAGCAGAAGCACAAGATGCAGAGACTTCAGTATTGAAATCTATGTCTTTATTTGATGCTCTTGCACCATCCCAAGCTTCACCCATATCTATCGTAGTTTGAGATGCACTAATGGAATATCCATAACGGCCAGCGCCATAGAATCCAGAATCTTCACCCCATGGTCCAGTTGAACCAGATGGTGAGTTAGGACCTGTATTACCATGAATAGATGTATTTGCAGAAAATTTACCAACTGCAGTTCCATACTTAAAATCAAGATAAAACACAAGTCCGGAAGGAAGGTTCATCGGTTGAACAGAAACTAATTCCTGTGCAACGATGTTACCGAATACTCGACGAACAAGCGGAAGTGCTACTCCAGACCATTCTTCATCACCTACACCTGTACCGGCGCTTGGGGATGTTTTAGAAGCTTCTGATAAAAGTTGACGTGCCTGGTTTTCTAGCAATACTGCCATACCAGAGCGTTGCCACTCACCATCCATACCTTCTAAAAGTCCAGATTTTTCCCACTTGGTTACGAGTTTTTGTGATTCTTCTTTCTGCTTCCGTATAGGGGAAGGGTCAAGAAGAGTTTCATTTACGTAATCACTCATTATCGTTCTCCAAATTTAATGATTAATCTTTTAAAATTCCAGCCAATTTCTGAAAACGACTTGCTATTTGATCTTCCTCAGTAATTATTTTTTTCTGAGGAGCAGTCGTTCCAGTCTTACGGCTGGCTGATTCCTTAACGGTTGATTTCTTCGTAACAAAACCGGTATCTTTAAAGGATTCTGCAAGAGTACTATAGACCAACTTAATTTCACGAGTCGTTTGAGCTCTGTCAAACGTTTCAACGATTTTAAGTTTCTGGTCATTACTCAAACCAAATTCTCTAAATAAACGGTTAGTATAAAGAAGTTTAGCATTAAGGATGTTAACTTCATGAAGCTTATCACGTAAATACGTAATAGCTTCTTTATATTCACTAAGCTCTGATTGCAATTGATCAACATGTTCGTTTTTATCTTCGTCAGAATCTTCTTCTTCTTCAGACTCATCTTCAGAAACGGTTTCTTCATTTTGACGAACTACATTCCCGTCCTTAGCTCTTTTTTCAGCTTTGGTTCCGGAATATTCGTCAAGTTCTTCTTCAGAAACGGTTTCATCATCTTCAGAAACAGCTTCACCATCAGCTTCAGCAATTTCTTGCTCCAGCTCACGAATTACTGCTTCTAGATCGAGGTCTTCATCTTGTTCAAGATCTTCTTCACCTTCATGTTCTTCTTCAGATACGATTGGTGCATATTTTACACCATCAATTTCAATGATTTCAGATTCATCATATCCAAGACCTTCATCTTCTTCTTCAGGTTCTTGTTCAACTTCTTCTTCATCACCGGCATCAATATCAATATCGACTTCTTCTTCATCATCATCTTCATCATACTGACGAGCCATATCTTCAGCGGTTTCATCACCTTCATCTTCATCATCCGTAAAAGGATCTTCTTCTTCTTCATCCTCAGCAAGTTTTGCTGACAACATAGATTTTAGATGAGGAGTGAAAGCTTCTTCTAACGCCATCTTAGCATTCTGAAGTGCGGTTTCACGAACAGCTTTTGCATCTGCAATAGCTTCTTTTAATAAATCAGACATAATATGTCTCCAAACTATTTTTTATAGTGGAATAAAGTTATTCTGGAACTTTAATTGAGGTTAGAATGTTTAGACACCGTAAAAAATCCACGGTGTATTTAAGTTATATATAAATATAAGAAAAAATGAAAAAGAAAGTCTAATTGAACTGTTTACTTCTAAGTTTCCCCATTTTTTTTCTCCTTCTTCGTTTAATTGATGGTTTTTCATAAAATTCATTTTCACGCAACTCTTTTAATAAACCTGAATTTTTCACACGTTTTTTAAATTGAGCTAAAGCCTTATCAACATTATTATCTTTTACTTTTACATATAAACGAGTATTTTTATATTTCTCAATTTCTCTATCTTTTCGTCCTCCCATACTATAACCCTTTAATTTTCTTCTTCAACTAATTGCCCTTCAGATAAACACCCACGTGCTACTGCAGTATGAGCATCTTCAATTAATACTATTTCAGATATGGGTATAGGGAATTCTGTTTGGTCAAATTGTTCATTAAAAACATCTAAAAATCCTTTAACCAAAGATGTCCCCCCACCTATAACTATTGGCACAGGCTTGGGAAAGTTAGGAACATTTTCCACACCTTCAAATTGAACTCTTAAGTTCGTTAATAAATAATTAACAAGAGCACCATAATAAGAACGAATTGCAATTAATACATTAGCTTCATCAGTTCCTTCTTCATAAATATCTTGATATACTGACTTTGATAAATCAAGTGTTTTGGATGACTCCTTAATATATGTTACTTTTGCTCCTGATACTCCCGTATCTACTGATACATTATCGTCAACCCAATCACCACCACGAGCTACACTAAATGATAAAGCAGTCATACCTTGATACATCACACAGATATTACAATTATGAACAAATATTCCAGAATCAATTGCAAAATTATGATATTTATCAACTGTCATATCATATACATCTTCTTCAATATTTAATTGTTCAATTTTAACTAATTTATGATTATAGTTTTGATTTGTTTGATTACTAAACCCTTTTTTATAGTGTTTTTTGTAACCATCACCCTTCAACCCTTTATTCCAGGGTATTCTACCTTTACCAAAAACACCTTTATTTTTTTCAAGTATTTCTGGTGTTCTTTCGTATGTTCCAAATCCATTTTCTTGACATTTTTTAAGTTGTTCTTCTGTTAAAATATATTGACCCAATTTACCATCTGCTCTTGTTTGTTTCATAGTGTCAGATGAAATTTTAGCCATTTTATCAGCAACTTCTTTCCCATATAATTCTTCATTGGTTTTACCAAGTTTTCTATTTCTAATATCATCAATAAAAGCATTTTGTTCTTCTTCTGATAAATTATCCCACCACTTTTCTCTACCAAGTTGTTTTTTTAATTTAATTTCATTAGCTTTTTCTTCACCATAAATTTCTTCATAAGTTTTACCTTTAAGATTTTTGGTATTATACTCAGCCAATATTTTATGAAGTTTCATATGATCACTTCGTGTCATCTTTCTTAAATTGTCAGGATTATTATTAGCGGTATTATAATCAATATGATGAATTATTTCATCTTTTAACATATTTTCATTATTATGTTGTTTCCAAACTAATCTATGTTCATTATTCCATTTTTGAGTTTTATTATTCCATACTTTTCTATATTTTCCATCATATTCTTGCCTGTATAATGGCATCAATGAATCACCCACTTCTAATTCTTGCGCTTCCTTAAATTGTCCATCTCTTACCATAATCAAATGATCTGGTGTGCAATCTAAGTATTCATCATTATCAAACCACAACCTTAACATTTTATCTGTCGTTTTAACTTTATGTGGATTCCAAGCTAATCCAGGAACAACTTGACCATCTTCTTTAGATGAATATACCCAAAACTTTTCATCCGCATGATTTTCTGCAAGTTCTTTTATAGTTTTGGTTTCACCATTCAATAATGGTATCTTTGTATCACCTCTTAAACACATTCCCGCACCCATAGAAATTGCTACACCCGTAAGTTCTGAATCAACCAATCCTTCATATCCTAATGCAACTGGTTCTTCAATTTTCTTTGCCTCATAACCATATTGTTCAATGATAGTTCTT